TTAAAGCTTTGCAGCGAAAGAAAGCAGCAATTGAAAAGGCGCTGCTAGACCTTAGCCGCAAGTAAAGCTCTTTAGATACCCTTTCTAGAAAATCAACTATGGCAAATGGTGCATAGCGCCGCGCCTTGCGCCGCCTATTATAAAACGTAACGCGGATAGATTTTCTCTAGGCGGCTATTTTCTAACTGCTTTATTGTTAAATTTTCTAGCTAATCTTTTAGCTGGTCACTTTGTGCAATGCTTTATTTTATCCGGCATTAGTTTTAGCCTTATTTTTAAGGGTATTCTAGCCGATTGCCTAAGACGTAACGATTAACAGGCAGCTAAAAACGCCTATATTACAAGGCTTTGGGCTTATTGGTTAATCTATCAGGTAATTTATTCTATACCCTGCCACTGCCACCCCCCCGTACCCCGGTAGCGTATACAACAGCGACATATTTTGGGGATTTTGCAACCGTAAACTACCCCAGCCTCGTACAATGTCAGCGAAACTGTAAACACCCTACATCTAGTAGAAATTGAAAATAATTCACTATGTCAAGTGTCCTACGCTTGCAATGCTTAAGTGGGTTTGTTAGTGTTAGTTACAACACTTAGTAAACTGTGTAGGAGACCACTGTATGGAAGACTTAGGGAACGATGCCACGTTGTTTGAAGACGGCATACCTCTATGGATAGATGCTGACTTAGACGTAGATCAGGATGGTCTACTGAATGTTGTCATTGATCTAACAGTAGATGAATTTGATGAGATCACTATCAAGAGACCTTTCTTTGAGATTATCGAGGGGTTGTTGGGCGATAGCGATTATCAAATGCTCTACACCGTATCCAATGAACTAACACGCGAGTCCGAAAGACTTAGGGAAAAAGCACAGCGCATAGAAGACAGTACTAATAATGTATCTGATTTGTTTGACGCTGGCTATGAATCAACCTAATTTATTCGGCTGGGAAGAATACGAACCTATAGTTGGTGACTCCAAAGTATGTGTGAAGTGTGGGGTTGATAAGCCTCTGAGTTCTTATGGCGTTCACTCTGGGGGTTCATATCTTAGAACTGAGTGTCGTAAGTGCAATAATCACATGAGCCGTATACGCAATAGGATACGTTCTGAGGTAGATACTCCTGACGAAGACTATACTTGCCCTATATGCTTTAGGTCTTCTGAAGAAGTGTCTGGAGAGGGTGGTACTAAGGCTGGTCCTTGGGTGGTAGATCACTGTCATCGTACAGACCAGTTTAGGGGCTGGCTATGCCACAAGTGCAATAGGGCTTTAGGTGGGTTTGGTGATGACATAGGTATGATGAAAAGGGCTATTAATTACTTAACAACATAACGGGTATGTCTTGGTGATTGTACTCTTCAGAGTATCAAAGTGGTATAATGAAGGTACACAATCACTGAGGAGAAACACTGTGTTTACTAAAAGTCTAGCTGTACTGGTTCATATGTTTTCTGGAGAAGGAGCCGTATGTAAACGCATACAGCAATCCCAACAGCGCAGAGCAGATTACTGGCTGTTACAGAACATGTCCGACAAAAGCTTACGAGATATAGGGATTACTAGGGGTGAAATCTATAGTAAGGTCTATCCTGAGTAGAAGGCTAAAGCCTAGTACTATAGTATACGGCCCCGAAGCACACTTCATTATAACATCAAAACCCTATTTCGTCAATTACTGAGTGCCTAAAAAAACAATTAATAAGGTATTGACCTTACCCCCTATTAAGTGGTAGAATGAAGGGGTAGGTCGAAAAAGGGCTTATACAATGAACATGTACTACATTAGGGCTGCTATCCGTGAAAAAACGGGGCAAGAACTAACTTTCGCTACAATACGACAACTTCTCTTAGAAGAAGGTTTAATATCCCAAGCAGAACTAGACCATAACCCAATGGCAAAAGAGTTTGAGGGCTATGGTCGATACTTCTATACAGAAGAGTGTTCTGTAGATATTCCAACCAATCCTGAGATTTATATCCCTGAACTTTTAGACGAAAGTTTTGACGATTAACCTATCAGCATAAAGGAACTGCCAATGCCACAAGGTAAAGGAACTTATGGGTCTAAGGTTGGAAGACCTCCCAAGAAGAAAAAACCTGCTATGTCTAACGGCGGAATGGCCCATAAGAAGGGTAAACCAAAGATGATGTATGGTGGGATGGCTAAGAAAAAGAAGTAATGTTCTTAGGAGTTATACTCTACTGCTTCAGCCCCACTGACGTATTAACCTGTAGCATGGTGGCCCGTACTCACGGGCTATTCGTGTCTAGGGAAGAATGTAGGGTGACCGTCCAGAGAGAGATGGTTCAAATGTCTAATAAACTACAGGTCATTACTCGCGCTAAGTGCTTTGAGGTAGGCAACACTATATAAATATAAGCTTATCTTTCGGGGGGGAGAAATGCTTGCAGAGATTGCAATGGCAAACGCTGCCTTTGGAGTAATTAAATCCGCGGTTCAAAACGGGAGAGATTTAGCTCAGTGTGGTAAGTCTATAAGTGACTTTCTAAATGCAGAAGACAAAGTAAAGAACAAAGCAGAGGGTGATAAAAACTCTATCTTTAAAAAGGTTATGGGGAAAGACACAGATGATTTTGAGTCCTTCATAGCCTTGGATAAGATCAAAGAACAACGCAGACAGCTTGAGAGCCATATGCGTTTGTACGGTAGGCCCGGATTATATGACAGTTGGGTAGAGTATCAGGCACAAGCACGTAAGGCACGTAAGGAAGCTGAGAAGCAACGGCAGAAAGATAGAGAAGAGTTTATAGAAGCCATATCAATATTTCTAGGCGTATTAGTTTTCTTAGGGATAGCCGCTGGCGGTGTATACCTTTTTTATACTTACAAGATGTGAGAGTTACATGGCTAGAACAAAGTCAGAGAAGATAGCCGCTGGTAAGAAGAGGCATGGTTTTACGGCAGTTAATAAGCCGCGTAGGGGTGGGCCAAAGAAGTTTGAAGTGCTGGCTGTTGAGGGTGATAACGTGAAGTATATCACATTCGGAGACCCTAATATGGAAATCCGAAAGGATAACCCCAAAGCCCGTAAGTCTTTTAGAGCTAGGCATAAGTGTGACACTGCTAAAAGTAAGCTAACAGCCCGTTACTGGTCTTGCAAGAAATGGTGATCTAATGGCTGCTAAGAAGAAAACCAAGAAGGACGCTTGTTACAAGAAGGTAGCGAGAGCTATGCCAAAGAACTCTGCGTATCGTTCCGGTCATATGGCTAAGTGCCGTAAGGTTGGTGCTAAGAATTATAACATCGGCGGTAAGAAGAAGAAATAATGGCAGTACGCAAATCAAAAAAAGGTACTGCACTTAAGAAGTGGTTTAAAGAAGATTGGCGTGATGTAAAAACAGGCAAGCCATGTGGTCGCTCTGGTAAGGGCGATAAGCGCAAAAGTTACCCAGCCTGTCGCCCTGCTTCCCAAGCTAAATCTAAAGCTGCTAAATCTGCGTCGAGAAAAAAGACAAGCTCCAAGCAGATAAGCTGGGGCAAGGCAAAGTACAAAGGGTGACTTATGACGGATGAACGCTTAACGCGGATAGAGGATAAGTTGGATAAGCTTTCCCATGCAGTAATTACGTTAGCGCGAATGGAAGAGCGCATGATCACCGTTTTTAAACGTATGGATAATATTGATGATCAACAGAAAGCTATGTGGGAACGCATTCAAAAGCTGGATCAAATTACTAACTCTAGAGGTCACAAGTTACAGTTTTTTGAACGCATTTGGTGGATTGTATTTACAGCCTCTATTGGGGCTGCTTTTGTTTATATGAGGACTATAGGATGAAGACTGAAAAGCAATACACTGACAAGCAGTTGATCTTCTTAGATGCCCTGATGTCCGAAGAGTGCAGGGGCAACCTACGAAAAGCAATGGACGTAGCAGGTTATGCTAAAGAGACTAGTATATCGTCTGTGGTCGGTGCGCTTAAAGAAGAGATTAATGAAAAAGCCTCTATGACGCTGGCAATGAATGCGCCTAAAGCAGCATGGGGTATGGTAGACGTTCTTAATGACCCAAGTGCTATGGGTGCTAGGAATACAGTATCTGCGGCTAGAGAGATACTAGACCGTACCGGACTGATTAAGAAAGAACAGGTTGAAGTTAAAAACACAGGCGGTGCAATGTTTATATTGCCACCGAAGAGCGAAGATTGACTATCTGGTTAAATAAAACTAGGCCAAACAAGACCGCTAAGATACCATATGCTTATGTGGCGTCTGAAGATGACCCCCTTGTACTTATCCCTGATCAAGATAAAGCTGTCCTAGTAGAAGAAGCATTAGACTACCTTGAGGAAGGTAACTCTAGTCGTAAGACTGCGGAGTGGCTTACCTCTAAGACAGGTGATAAGATTAGTCACCAAGGTCTAATACATATATGGAAGTCTAGGCGGGGTAAGGATAGCGATAATCCCTCACAACGTCTAAAGGACATGGCTAAGGCTAATCGTAAGAGAAAGCCTAAGACCCCTGAAGCAAAGAAGCTGAATGCAGCTAAACGTAAGCAGACAGACGCTAAACGTAGACTGACAATGGCTAAACGCCAGTTAGAAGAACTACAGCCTAACGAAGAATTAGACACTGCTAACCTAGACTTCTCTGTGATTGAGAGCGAGAAGCAAAAGACTGAGGTAGTATTTGCTCCCAACGAAGGCCCACAGACAGAGTTTCTAGCGGCATCTGAAAGAGAAGTACTTTATGGCGGCGCGGCTGGCGGTGGAAAATCCTTTGGACTACTGGCTGACCCAATGCGGTATTTTAGTAACCCCAACTTCAACGGTCTAATACTGCGTAGAACCAATGATGAATTACGTGAACTAATATGGAAGTCACAAGAGTTATACCCTAAAGCATTTCAAGGCGCAAAGTGGGCTGAAAAGAAATCGCAATGGACTTTCCCTAGTGGAGCCAAGCTATGGCTTACGTACCTAGAAAGAGACCAAGACGTACTACGCTATCAAGGGCAAGCCTTTAGCTATGTGGCTTTTGATGAATTAACTCAGTATCCTACTGATTTTGCTTGGAATTATATGCGCTCACGGCTACGTACAACAGACCCTACGTTACCCATATATATGAGGGCTACAACAAACCCCGGAGGAAATGGACACGGCTGGGTTAAGAAGATGTTTATTGACCCTGCACCAGCAAACAAAAAGTTTATTGCTAAAGACTTAGATTCAGGTGAAGACCTAGTTTATCCCGATAGTCACGACAAAGCAGGGGAGCCTCTGTTCTACAGACGGTTCATACCAGCAAGTCTACGGGATAATCCTTACTTAATGGAAGGCGGTCAGTACGAGGCTAACTTGTTATCTCTACCGGAGATGCAACGAAGACAACTATTAGAAGGTGATTGGGCTGTAGCAGATGGCGCGGCCTTTTCTGAGTTTAGAAGCAACATACATGTTATAGAACCTTATGAAATACCTTCAGATTGGGTACGATTTAGGTCATGTGACTATGGCTATTCTTCTTATAGTGCTGTACACTGGTTCGCAATAGACCCTAGTTATGGTACTTTGATTAACTACAGGGAGCTATATCTCTCTAAGCACACAGGCAGAGACCTAGCTAAAGCTGTTATGGAAGCTGAAGGCTCCGAAAGAATGCAGTATGGGGTACTAGATAGCTCATGTTGGCATAATCGGGGGCAGATCGGCCCATCCATTGCAGAAGAGATGATCAGCATGGGCTGTAGATGGCGTCCAAGTGACCGTACTAACGGAGCTAGGGTAGCCGGAAAGAACCGACTTCACGAAGTTCTAAAGGTAGATGAGATTACAGGCTTACCAGCCATACAATTCTTTAATACCTGCCGACAAATTATAGCAGATTTACCTGTACTTCCCAGTGATCCCCGTGGATCGGATGATATTGACCCTCGCTACGCTTCAGACCATGCCTACGACAGTGTGAGATACGCTGTTATGAGTAGGCCAAGAGCGTTTAGCCCCTTTGATATGGGCGCTGGAATACCACAACAGAGTTGGCAACCCGCTGACGCAACATTTGGATACTGAATATGGCATTGATGGATAAACCTACACCAGAAGATATAAATGAAACTGACCAAACGGTTGCTCTTGATGAAGATGGCAACGTAGAGGAGGAAAACATTTCGTATTCTGGTGCGGTTTCCTTTGTAAATTCACAGTATGAACGCGCAAAAGACGCTAGATTTACTGATGAAGACCGCTGGTTAGACGCATACCGCAATTATCGGGGTATTTACTCCAGCGAAGTACAATTTACCGACACAGAGAAGTCAAAAGCATTCATTAAAGTAACTAAAACCAAGGTTTTGGCTGCATATGCCCAAATTGTTGACGTTTTATTTGCCGGAAGTAAGTTTCCACTAGGTATTGAGCCTAGTAAGTTCCCAAATAACGTAGCAGACACTGTTTCTTTCAATCCTCAAGGTCTTACAGAGGAAAAAATCAAAGAACAGGCCAATGTAGACTATAAATTACCCCAATCTATTGTACGTCCTGACATTGCCAAGGATTTAGGCATCTATAAAGACAAACTGAAGGCAATAGAGGACGATTTAGAGCTAGGTGCAGGTAAAATACCCGGTTCTATTACATATGAACCTGCTAAACGTGCTGCCCAGAAGATGGAAAAGAAGATGCACGATCAGTTGGACGAAACTGATGCCCCAAAGCACCTAAGATCGGTGTCTTTTGAGACAGTTTTGTTCGGTACAGGCGTTATGAAGGGTCCATTTGCACAAGACAAAGAATACCCCAGATGGGACGAAGACGGCAACTATGACCCCTTATTTGAGACAATTCCTAAGATGGAATACGTTTCTTGCTGGGATTTCTACCCTGACCCTGATGCACGTAACATGAATGAGGCTGAGTTTACCATTCAGCGACACAGGTTGAACCGCACACAGTTACGTAGTCTTAAAAAACGCCCTCACTTTAGAGATGAGAGCATTGAGCTAGCTATTGATAGCGGCGCTGACTATCACCGTGAGTATTGGGAAGATACTCTAGAGGATGATGGTAACACAGGTAACATGGACCGTTATGAAGTCCTAGAATACTGGGGTGTGCTAGATACAGAGCTTGCAGAAGAAGCTGATATCGAAATACCAAAAGAACTAGAAGACAAAGACGAAGTTCAAGTAAACATCTGGGTATGTAACAACCAAATCATCCGGCTTGTACTAAACCCATTTACTCCTACCCGTATCCCTTACTTAGCTGTTCCGTATGAGCTTAACCCATATTCATTTTTTGGTATTGGTGTAGCTGAGAATATGACAGACACACAGCTTCTCATGAATGGCTTCATGCGTATGTCGGTGGACAATGCAGCACTCTCTGGTAACCTTCTAATTGAGGTGGATGAAACTAACCTAGTACCCGGACAGGATATGTCTGTGTACCCCGGCAAAGTGTTTCGGAGACAGGCTGGCGCACCCGGACAGGCCATCTTCGGCACTAAGTTCCCCAACGTCAGCCAAGAGCTTCTTATGATGTTTGACAAGAGCCGACAGCTTGCGGATGAGGCTACTGGCATACCATCTTATACCCACGGCTCAGGGGCTGTTGGTGGAGTAGGGCGTACTGCTTCTGGTATGTCTATGTTGATGGGTGCAGCGGCACAAAACATCAAGGCAGTGGTTCGTAACATAGATGACTACTTATTAGGTCCATTGGGCAAAAGCCTATTTGCATTCAACATGCAGTTCAACTTCGATAAAGAATTTATTGGAGACCTTGCTGTTAAGGCACGGGGTACTGAAAGCCTGATGCGTAACGAAGTACGTAGCCAACGTCTGCTACAGTTTATGCAAATGACTGCTAACCCTCAGATGGCTCCGTTTGTTAAGTACGATTACATCTTACGTGAGCTAGCGGCATCTATGGACTTGGATGAGGATAAGATACTTAACGATCCACGCGAAGCAGCAATACAACAAAAGATGATGGCTGAGA